CTACATGCTCTTGACCTACAATTAGAGTTTGAGCTGGGTAAGTAGCTTCTCTAATATAAACACCAGGACCAAATCTATGTACAATAGCATTAGGAACATAAGGAGTTTTTAATAACTGCTCTGCTAAATTATGTTTACCTTCTGTTGTTGCTAAATTATATTTGTCTTCTACTACCAACTCTGTACTCATTAGTTCTCACCTACAGTAACATCCATCTCTACTGATTGTAGACGAATAAAAGAGTCATCAGTACAAAAGAATTCATAAGCTCTACGACGAGTTACACCATTCTGATAAAGAACAGGACGTGAGTCTACAAGATTTACATTACGGTATCTAGACCAGTTTTGGTAATCATTATCAGTATGTCTAATTCTAAGTACAGAATCTACTTTGTCACCAATAATTTCAACACGGTTAATAGTCTTACGATACTGTGTATCAGCATCAACCAAAGGACTTACTAATCTAAAGTTAATAACACCACCAGTATCTGTATATACATCTGGATCTAACTTATATAGTTTACCATCATGAGTATCTTGCATGTAAGTATAACCATTTAGGTAAGTACCAAAGTCAGCTACAAAATACTGTTCTACATTGCTTACCACAGAAGACCAAAATGTCCAAATCTTTTCATCAATATCAAACACAAAAGTAATATCTGAATCAGGTAGAGTTAGTATGTATAAACTATGTCCATTAAATTTAATACCTACTCCAGTACAGTTTGCACATGTATCTGCATCTAAATATTTATCAATATATTGATTAGATATTTTAACAGGACTAATACCATTAAGAAGATAAACACCTTTACCTGCAGTATTAGATTGACCTACCCAAGCAACTGTTTGTTCAAACTTAGCAATTGAGTTACCATTAGCACAACCAATTTCAAGGTTAGCTGAAGCATTAGATAGTAATGGAGAACCTTGTGCATTACCAGAGTCATAGAAAAACTGTGTAGAGAACTGGTTAAAAGCTACTACATAGTTAAGATGACTTGTAATACCTGTAGCTAAGTCTGGTTGACTAGTTGTAGATATATAGCTAAGAGCATCCCAAGTAGTAGGATCTGCAGGATTAGAAGTATAAATACGTCCACTAGTAGTCATAACAGCTACATAAGTATCAAGATAAGCTACACCTGGAACTAAATCTGTTGCAAAGTAATTAAGGGCACTTGTTGCTGTAGCTTGAATACCAACATAAGTTAGTTGTGCTGTACCATTAGCAACAGTACCGCTTGTATGTGTTGGAGCTGTTGTTCCTGTTGTACCTGCAGTAGAAACAGTATAAAGATTACCACCAGAAAAGATTTGACTATTTAAAGTAACAGGAGTACTAGCTACCCATGAAACACCAATAGTTACTGTAGGAGGTGTTACATATCCTGTACCTGGATTAGTAATAACAATACCAACAATAGAATCTAAGTCTGCATCATAAGTAGCTGTACCTGTAGCAGTAGTACCAGAAGGAGGTGCTGTAAACGTAACAATAGGAGCAGCATTATATCCACTTCCTGGAAGAGTTATTGAAGCACTACTTACTTGATCAGCTGTAATTTGTTTTAAACCAGTAGAGGTATTATAAGTATACCCATTAGTTTGGTTATGAAAGAACAAATAGTTATTATTAAAAGTACTAGTCCAACTAATATTCTTTACTGCTCCAGCAATACTTCCTATAGATGTAGAAACACCTGCTGTTGTTGTTTGGTAAATCTCATTATTTATACAAGAGTATAGCTTACCTATATAAGAAAAAATACCTTGTCCTACATTAGTAGGTTGTGTAGGAGTAGTTACTAACTGAGATAGTCCTGGGCGTTTAAGTATAGCTCCACCTTCTAAGTAGGCATTAACCATCTTAGAATCTTTTAAAGGATCTGCCTTACGGCTTTGAATTTGAAAAGTTAGTGGAAGTCTAACGGTAGGCATACTGATTCATTCTAAGGTCTGGTTGGAAGAATGTACTATTGTACTCAGTATCCCAAGCAGATAGTCTATCCTTATAAGAGTTTGCTCTAGATATTATAGCAGAAACTCGCTCAGTTGTCAAGCCATATTCTGCAGCAAGTTCAGAAGCTAGACCCCAACGTAAGGATTGATACCATTCTTGAGGAAAATCAAATGTTTGATTAGAGCCAGTTATGTCCTGAATAGGACGTTGTATATTCATATGCAGTTCATAGTTAGCTGCAGTGCTTGCATCTGGTGTTAAGAATACTTTAACAATACCATTATTTACATATGGTTTATAGTAAACAGAGTTTACATTACCTTCACTAAACTTAGAACCTAAAATATTATATTGTTGTTCTGAAATTAAATACATAGGCAAATCAATAAAAGGACTTACAGACGTATTACGTAAGAATGCTTGAATTAGTCTAAGAGGTTTATCTGTAACTAAGTCATTAGTACCAGCAGAACCAATTGTATATTCAGTTTGACCTGCTACTAAAGGTAAAGTAATTTCTGTAGTAGTCCACAGTTTAATACCATCAGTCATCCAGTCTTTAATCATCATGTTAAGAACAAGACTAGCATTCTCAATGGCTGTAGCATTAGCCACGGCACCTTCTTCAAGAACACCTAATAGACGTAAAGAAGCAGAGATAATATCATTTCGTGTTACACTAAAAGTTGTTGTTCCTGACGTACTCATTTAGAGTCTCCATATTTCATTTGTATTAATTTAGATGCAACAGCAGCACTACCAACAATTCCTAAATAAGCAAACCAAATATCTGAACTTGGTTCTGGAATCATAATAAATTTAATAGTACCTGCTAAGTAGGCAATGTTAGACCAAAGCTTAGAGTGACTTATTTTACCTGCTTCATTTAAAACTAATTGTTTCAAACTACTTACCAAAATAAATAGTACCCATAATTAAACCACCAACAATTAACCAAACAACTCGTTCTACCCAGGCACTAGATGCAGAGGTAACTTCAATCTTAGAGACACGTTCTTCCATTGTAGTCTGACGTTTATCGTAGTTATCCATACGGCTAAACAAAGTTACCATTCGTTCTTCCATACGAGCAAGAGAGATAATAGCTTCTCCTACTTTATCTAACTTCTCTTCAATACGATTGAGTCTTACTGTTTGGTCATCCATTTTTTATTAACTTTCTAAACTTGGTTCTACAAATTGACCATCAACATAAGTCCACTCTGTTGTGCAATTATCAGGACAAGCAGTCCAAAATAAAGGTTCTGCTACTGGAAATGTTTGATCATCTGGTTCAATCTGACATACTCTATTATATCTTGGGTCTATTAATGCTTGCATGATTTATTCCTTATGCATATTCGTAAACAATAACAATGCCTGATGCGCCAATAGCACCAGCCTGTGAAGATGCCGATTCTGATACTCCTCCACTTCCTCCACCGCCATAAGATAACCCAGCAACGCCAGAAGCAAAACTAGCTGTTCTATTTGTGGTAACTACACCTGCATAAAATGAGCTTCCTCCAGTAGAATATGCTGCACTACCACCACAAGACCCATAACCACCAGTTAAATTTAAATCTCCTGAAGAGCCAGTTCCTCCAGCAGATGATGGAGACCTACTTGTACCTCCGACTCCTCCAGAACCACCAGTAGCACTAGCTAAAGCTCCAAAAGAGGAAGTACCACCCGTGCCACCATTACCTGAGCCACTAGAACCTGCTGTGCCTCCTGTTCCTACTGTAACAGTTACTCCACTAAATGCTGATGTAATTTTTTTACGAGCAAATCCACCACCCCCACCACCAGCACCAGAAGTAGTAGCTGAGACTCCACCACCACCACCCCCACCACCAGCACCTACAACTTCAACAATAACAAAATTAGTGCCTGATGTTGGAGTGTATGTTGCTGTACCTACTGTTGTAAAGTATTGGATGTTAAGTAAACGGCCTGAAACAGAAAGTGTTTGAAATGAGGGAGCACTAGCACCATTTGAAGTTAAAACTTGACCTGAAGTTCCTGCAGCGGTCTCAACTACTTTTGTGCCATCTCCGTAGTAAACTCCACCAGCAACTACACCAAGTGAGCCGTTGTTAGTACCACCTTGAGCAATAGCATTTACACCTGTAATAGAAGCAGCTGTTCCAGATACGTTACCTGTTACGTTACCAGTAAGAGCTCCACTTAAACCACCACTAAAAGTCTGAGCTTGTGCCCAAGTATTAGTTGAGTCTAGTTGACCTAAGTTATTAAGATTGGTAGCTACTAAACGTTGTTCTACTTTATCACCTGAGTTCCAAGAAGCAGCAGTAGTTCCATCCTGACCTCGAACAATAGTAAAAGTATCTGTTGATCTAGCTGTACATTTAACAATCTCTACAGTACCAGCAATATTAGCTAGTGTCATATAAAAGTATTGACCTGCTGTAGGGTTAGGAAACAAAGATCCTTTTCCTGCAGCTACTGTTAAACTAGTAACAGAACTATTGATAGCTGTTGCTAATGTAGTAGTAGCATTATTTGCAAACTGTGCTAAACCTGCCATAATATATTATCCTATTGTAGTGCTATTAATTGGTGAAGAATCTATTGCTGTTAGTGAACTAGTATAAATTAAAACATTTAAATTTAATGAAGTATTATTAGTTACTAGTATTGGATCTGCTGGTGGTGTAAAATGAATTGGTATAAATGAATCTGAAGGTTCAGGTCTTAACCAAGGAGCAATCTGAGTATCTGCTACACCACGAACAAAGTCTTGAGGTTGACGTATTTCCCAGTCATCATCACAACACATTAAACCATCCCAGCGTTGCACTAACTGACTTGCTTTAAACTTACGACCACAGACATCACAGTCCGCTATCCAGTCACCTCTATCATATCTGGAGGTATAACTCATACTACACCTCTAAAGGAGTGTATACAGCTAAGTCACCAACTAAAGTATAGGTGTTAGTTAGGCTAGTTGTAATGGTTATCTCAAGACGGTATGTTACACCACTAAGACCACCAGTAATACGTTGAACTACTTTAGCACCACTTATAGCTGGAACACCTACCATAATAGAACTTGGGTTAGAGTCAGAACCATCTTTAACTTGTACTACACAAGTAGCAGTATTAATAGTCTCAGTAGAAGTTAAAATAGGACTAAAGTCAAATGTAAATAATTCATTTTCAGTAGTTAATTTATATGAAAAAGTACCACTCATTTTTATTACCTTTATTTAGATTTGTCAATAGTAATACTTCTACTCTTTTTGATTAACAGATTTCGAACTCGGTCTTCTGCATAGATATAAATCTTACTAAGTAACTCTTCAAAGTAAATTCTATTAGCATATAAGATTTCTATAACATTAGATAAAGCACGTAGTGTTAAACTAATAAAACGACTAATACTTACATTTGATAAAGAGATTACTTGTAAAGTCTTTGCAGTAACACGGCTTAAAGCCACGTTTACACTTGAGGTAATAGTAAGTATTACGATTCGTATTAAATTGCGTGTAAGGCTCACTGTGTTCGTTACAGAGGCTAGTAGTGTTTTTGAAAGCTGTTTAAACACTTGAGCTACTACATTTGATACAATTGTAAAAGATTTACTTATAAACTTAGTTATAGTTATATTAGTAAGTACATTAATTATTAAAGTTCTTAGTCTACTAGAAATTGTTGTTATAGATACTACTGAATTTACTAAAGCAATTATTAATTTATTTGAAAGTTTTGTAATAGTTGAAACTGAATTAACAACACTAGTTATTAAACTTTGTAAATAAGTTACTTTTGGTATTTCTGCAAAAGCTGTTTCAGCAAAAGAACTAAATCCAAACATTATTCACTCGCTAGTTGTAGTGGAGTTAAATCCTCATCTGTCCAGAAGTCTTTAGCAAGCATAATGACAAGGTGGTCTTTGTTACGCTTTAAACAGTCAACCCAATCTTCGTCAGACATCCATTCAGGCTTGCCACCATTGATAAGATTTACTGAATCCATTGCTGCTTTGTAATGTTGTGCGATTTGTTCTGGTGTTTCTTTAATGACTACAGGCTCTGCAATCACTTCAACTTCTGTTACTTCTTCAATTGTTTCAACTTCTATTGTTTCATCAATCATTTTCTTTTCCTTAAATTAACCTACGTTCCAAGCTGAACCTGTTGAATATACTGGAACTGGAACTGCACCTGTGCCTGTACCTAGTGGCATTCCAAATACAGGAGATAACGCATCCGTTACAAAAGCCCTTGCACCTACACCTACTGTTGAAGCAGACGGAAGTGTTGCTACTGTATAAGTCGTGGATTGTATTGCACCAAATACTTTTGTTTGAGTTGTACTTGAATTACCAATAACTGTGGTGTTAGAGCCTAAACTTCTTGCATTGTATCCAATAGCAATTGCATTGGTTTCTGAAACAGTATTTCCTCTAATAAAGTTACCAATATAAATTGATTGTGTTGGAGTTGTTAATGTTGTTACCCCATCCGCTATAAAGTTACCCGTCTGTACACCAATACCTATGTTTTCGCTACCACCAACATTGTTTGCAAAAGCATAAGTGCCTAAAGCAGTATTTGAACTGTTTGTATTATTTTGTAATGCACTTCTACCTACCGCAACATTGCTACTTCCAGTAGTGTTTGTCTGTAAAGTTCCCTGACCTAGAGCTGTATTATTTCCACCAGTAGTATTATATCTTAATGCAAAAAATCCAACCCCTGTATTATCTGCACCTGTTGTATTATCTCGTAGTGTGTTACTACCAAAAGCAGTATTTGCTAAGCCAGATAAAGATGCACTTGCTAAAGCATTTTCACCAACTACATGATTTCCTGTTAATGCTCCAGCACCTTTACCAAAATTAAGTCCGTTAATTTGTCCAGCAACACCAATACCACCAGCAACTTGCAAAGCACCAGTAGTAGTAGAAGTAGATGCAGTTGTTTTTGTAATTTTAGCAAATGTATCAGCTACACCTAATGTATAGTTACCTGATGGAAGTCCAATTTGAAATTCATTCACACCCCCTCTTGTTTCATACCTTATGTTTCTTTGGTTACTAGCATCAACTTTAAATATAAAATCAACTAAACCTAATCCTACTGTTTCAAATATTGCACCATTTGCATTATTTCTATTTTGTAGTCTTAATGAACTAGTACCAAAAGTATCACCTGTTTGTGAAAATACCAATTCAGTAGTCGGTGTAGTAATTGTTGCGGAACCTGTTGTGCTGCCAGCTTTAACTGTAATATCACCAGTTGTGTTTACTATAGGTGCAGACAATGTTCCTGTTAGTGTAGGAGATGCACTTAATACAACACTACCAGTTCCTGTGCTTGTAGTAACACCTGTACCACCTCTAGTAACGGATAATGTACCAGTTGTACCAGCTACAATAGGAAGCCCTGTTGCATTAGTTAGTGTGGCTGATGTAGGTGTGCCTAATACTGGAGTTACTAATGTTGGGTTGTCACTTAGTACAACACTACCTGTACCTGTAGATGCAACTGCGCTTGTAGTTCCTAGCAATGCTTTGTCTGATGGATAGGTAACAAACACATCCTTAGTGCCAGCAGAGAAATTAATCAACGCAGTCGTACCTAAACTATTTGACAGCACAGTATCACGAGATAATGTCGTTCCAGATGCTGTGTAAGTGCCAATACCTACCTCAAATTGCGATCCACCTGAGATACAATAGTAAGTAGTATTCCCATTACCTATATCAGCAAAAGTACGAAAGCCTGTAGGAGAACCTGCAAGCGTAATAGTACCAGTACCTGTGGTGGTAGTGGTTTCCTTAACCCTGTCTTTAACTATTAAAGCCATAATTAACTAAACTGAGTTTTAAAAGTAAATTGAATACTATCGCCTGAACTTAAACTAATTGTTGAAAAGTCACCTTTAACAAATAGATTACCAGAAGTAGAAGCATCAAATAAACCAGCATTAGTAATAGCTAATGTACCACCCGCTGTCAATGTTCCTACTACTTGATAAGTATCATTAGCAGTAGTTGTTGTTTGTTGTGTAGATGTACCTGCAGTACGAGTACCTGTTTCTGTAAACAAAGTAGTATCGGTAAGAGTAGCAGTACCTGCACCTGTACCCCAAGCTACATAATTAGGTTCAGTACCAGAACCTTTAATACGGTTTGTTAC